TGCTGCGCAGCAAGAACAAGGAACTGCTGGAAGAAAAGCGCAAGCTGCGCAAATACGAGCAGATGGCAGCAGAGTTGCCTGATGGCACCGACGTGCGGGCGCTGCTGGAGTTCAAGCAACGCGCCGAGCAGGCTGAGCTGGAACAGCAGGGCAACTACAGCGAAGCCCGCCAGAAGCTGGAGCAGCAGTACCGCGAGCGCGAAGGCACGCTGCAGCAGCGCCTTGATGCTTTAGAGGCCGAGAACCGCGAGCTGAAGTTGATCGGCCCTGCGGTCGCTGCCCTGGCAGACATTGTTCACGACCCTGACGAGGTGATCCGCCTGCGCCTCAAGCCGGAGCAGATCGAACGGGAGCCCGATGGCACCGTTGTTGTGGTGGATGGCTATCAGCGCACACCAATCAACGACTGGGCCAAGACCAGCCTGCCGCAGTATCGGCTCAAAGCACCCAAGCCACAGGGCACCGGCGCACCGGCCGGAAGTCGCAGCGCGGCGGTTGTTCCATCAGGCACCAAGAACCCGTTCAGCGCTGAGCACTACAACCTCACCGAACAGGGCCGCCTGTTCAAAACAAACCCCGAGCTATACGCCAAGCTCAAATCAGAAGCCAAGCGGTAATCTATAGCCGTAAGGGAAGGCTGTGCTGACCCGTGAAGGCCTGTGGCCGCGTCCCAATCCTCTTAAACCATCATCATGGCAACCCTTCGGAGCGACATCATTGTCCCCGAGGTGTTCACTGCCTACGTTGACGAGGCTGTCACCACTCGGTCGGCCTTCATCAACAGCGGCGTGATCCAACCTCTGGACATTCTCAATGCCACAGAAGGCGGCGACTATGTGAACGTCCCGTCCTGGTCCTCCAACCTCAGCGGCGACGCTGAAGTCCTGAGCGACACCACCAGCTTGATCCCCGGCAAGATCGGTGCTGAAAAGCAGATCTGCCCGGTCCTGCACCGTGGTCGCGCCTGGGAAGTGCGCACTCTGGCTGCGCTGGCCGCTGGCGACGACCCCATGCAGGCCATTGGCCGCAAGGTCGCCGACTACATCAGCCACCAGCAGCAGAAGGATGTGTTCTCCATCCTGCGCGGTGTCTTTGGCCCGCTGACCAGCAACACCACGGGTGCGCTGCGTGCGTTGGCCATTGATTCCAACGCAACGGCAGTCACCCTCAACCCCGGCAAGGTGGCTGAAGCCCGCGCTGCTCTTGGCGATCAAGGCGAAAAGCTGAGCGTCATTGCGATGCACAGCAAGTGCTTCTACGACCTCGTAGAGCGCAAGGCGATCGACTACGTGACCAACGATGAGGCACGTGGCGGCGGCACTGAAGCCACCACCGGCATTGCTCCGGTGTTTGGCGGCAGCATGGCCGCAGCCTTTGCCAGCGACCTCACCGTTCCCTTCTACATGGGGATGCGCGTGATCGTCTCTGACGACGTGAACAACGATGGCACCAACTATGCCTCGTACCTGTTCACCCCTGGCGCCATGGCCTCCGGCACCCAGTCGGGCCTTGTTACCGAGACCGACCGTGACATCCTCGCCCTGAGCGATGCCATGTCGGTGCATTGGCACAACCTCTATCACCCCCTCGGTGTGTCCTACACCTCCGGTGGTGTGAACCCGTCCCGCGCCACGCTGGAAGCGGCCAGCAACTGGACGCAGATCTACGAGACCAAGAACATTGGTGTCGTCAGCATCGTTTCCAACCCCAACTTCTGAGGTAACTAACGATGGCATCCATCTTTGAACTGGAGCAGGCCAACTTTGGCCGCGCTACCCAGGGCCGCGTGCTGCTGGCCGGCGGCAACGCTGACACCACCCTCACCGCTGCCCAGAGCGTTGAGAGCCTGATCACGGTGACCCCATCCACGGGCCGCACCTACACCACCGCCACCGCTGCTGAGATCATCAGCGAGCTGGGCGACAGTGGCATGGTCGGCCAGTGCTTTGAGGTGACGATCGTCAACCTCGCAGGTGCTACTCACGCCATCACATTTGCTGGTGGTGCAAACGTGACCGTGACCGGCTCTGCCACCGTGGCAGCAGCCAGCTCGGCCACCTTTGTTGGCCGTGTGGCGACCAGCTCCACTGTCATCTTCTACCGGAAGTGATCGGTGGGCCTGTTCGCTTTTAAGCGACTGCGTGAACAGGAGGCCGCTTCTCAGGAGGCGGCCTCTTTTCACAAGGAGCAGACGCCTCAGACGCAGGAGTCTGAGCAAACTAGAAAACCCCGTGCCCGCAAGGTGAAACATGATGGAACCCGCTGACTACACCGGCGCCGTCTACATTGCGGACACGACGCAGTACACCGGCAAGTTCTGGGCGGTGACAGCGCTGGAAGCGTCGGTGCTCAATGCAGCATCGGTGGCTGACTACAGAGGCAGCGGCATCGGCTCACTGCCTATCCCGGTGGGCACCACGATCTACGGCAACTTCAGCCGGATCCAGCTGACCAGCGGCAAGGTGCTGGCCTACAGCATCTGATGAGAGGCCAAGGCCGTGGCTGATCTGTCCGCACAGGTCGAGGCCTTCCTGCGCAATGCCCTTTCGGCCAAGAAGCTGGAAGACCGCCTGATCAAGCAGGCGCTGCGCGATCTGCGCACCACGCTGGTGGCTGTGGAGCGTGCGGTGGGCAGTTCCGGCGCTCTGGCGGTAGGGCCAGGCCGGGAGCGCATCATTGCCAGCATCGTTGCAGCTGTTGGCCGCAGCGTGCAGGACAGCTTCGGCGTGCCGCAGCTGGCGGCCATGCAGAACGCCTTGGCGCCATTTGTCGAGCGGCAGCTGGACTTTGCCCGCCGCATGGTCACCATGGCCGGCGGTGAGCTGGCCTCCGATGGTGCGGTGCAGGTCACACAGGCGCAGGTCAATCGCCTGGTGAACGATGCCGTGGTGGGCGGCAAGACGCTCAGCACACAGCTGACCGCAACACTGCCGGCCGCTGTGGCCGATCGCGTGGAGCGCTACATCCGGTTGGGGCTGTCCGATCTGGGCGGCGAAGTGTTCCGCACCTATGAGGATGCGGTCGTCCGCGTGACGGAGAACAACGTCGAGGCCATCATCCGCACCGGGGTGCAGGAGGTGGGCAACGCGGCCCAGCAGGCGATCTATGAGTTTGAGGCTGACCCGGCCTGGATGGGGCCTGAAGGGCTGGTGTGGACGGCAGTTCTGGACAGCGCGGTCTGCCCGATCTGCCTGAAGCTGGACGGCAAGCGCTTCCCGACCGACTACCGCAAGGTCAGCCCGCACATGCAGTGCCGCTGCTACCTCCTGCCGTGGAAGTGGCGCAGCGAAGACATGACCGACCCGAGTGGCAACAAGGTGCCGCCCAAGCGACCCGCCGACGGCGATGGCGCTGAGCAAGCGCTGAGCTTCAAGGTTGCGGCTAGGCAGTGGGTCAGCGACAACCCTGCAACTGCGCAGGCCATCTTCGGCAAGAAGCTCGGCCAGCGCCTGGTGGACGGCGAGATCGGCTTCGACAAGGCCGTCAAGCTCTGGTCAGCACCGAAGACGCCACCGGCAACTTAAGGCCAAGAGTGCGCCGCCATGCCCGTCACCGTTGTCGCCACTGCCGGGGCCAGCAATGCCAACAGCTACCTGTCGGTGGCCGCTGCTGATGATCTGGCCAACCTGTACCTCGGCACTCTGAACTGGGCCACGGCAACCACTGACAACAAGGGTCGGGCGCTGATCATGGCGACCCGCTACCTCGACGAGCTGCAATACGTGGGCAGCAAGGCATCCACAACGCAGGCGCTGCTCTGGCCGCGCAGTGATGCTGAATGCGGCGACTGGAGCTTCACCAGCAGCGAGATTCCGCAGCCGATCAAGCAGGCCGCCTTTGACCTGGCGGAATACCTGCTGGGTGATAGCAACGTGCTCAGCGGCACCGGCGCTGGTAGCAGTGAACTGATCCCTGGCATCCCCAATGCCAACCTGAAGCGAGCGCGGGTGGACGTGATCGACGTGGAGTTCAACCAGGCCGGCCAGGCAGAGGCCAAGAACGCTCTGAACGTGGTGCCGCACTTGAAGCAAGTGCTCGGTTGCTTGTGCCTGAGCGGCTCCAATTCCAGCGCCCGATCAGTGCCGGTGTTGCGAAGTTAGAGTGTGACAATGCCCGTCGCTGAATGCCAGCTTGATCTGTTTGCGGTTGCTGCAGTTGCACCGCTCAAGCGACGTGCTGAACCGTATCTAGCCAACCCGCTGACACGCTCAGAGCAGCGCCGCATCGGGCGCATGTATGCCGAGCACATTGGCCTGATCAAGAGCTTCGGTGGCAAGCTGGCACGCAAGTACGGGCACTGCATCGCACGCGAAGACATCTTCTCCTGCGTGGACATGGCCTTTATCAAGGCGTGCAAGGCCTGGAACCCGGAGCGCGGAAGGTTGAGCACCATCTTCTGGGCCTTTGCGCAAGGTGAGGTGCTGCATTACCTGCGCAGTCACAACTGGACAATCAAGGCGACGCACAAGGCGCGGCTGCTCGGCAACCAGGCCCGCAAGCTGATGGCATTGGGCTGGGAGTCTGCAGCCGTGTGCCGCGAGTTGAGCTGCAGCAAGACCGACCTGAAGGATGCGCTGCTGGCCACCGCCGGCATTGCGCATGACGTCAAAGGCTTTGACCTGCACGTCTCGCCGATCCCGACACCGTGGGAGGTGCTGGAAGCAGAGGAAGAGCGGCTGGCGGCAAGTTAGGGCACACGCAACAACACCCACGTGGCCGGAACCTATTTCGCCGCTCTTGATCTCAGGTTCTGGGTCAAGGCTGGCACCACCGCTTCCAGCGCTCCGACAAGCTCCAGCACCATGACGGAGGTGCTGAGCCTGACCAATGCTTCAATCTCGGTCAGCTCGGACACGCAGGATGTGCTGGACTACAGCACCGACTTCGGCTTCAAGTCCAGCATTGTTACCGGCAACAGTTATACGATCAGTGCCGCGCTGAACCTGGACCCGACCTCCACGGGCTACCTGATCCTCAAGCGTGCAGCGCAGACCTCGGCCAACAACGTGGCGGTTCAGTGGTACCGTCAGCTGCCGCTGCTGGGTGCTGGCAACACCGATGCGCAAGTCGATGCCGG